TTCTATAGCCGCATCCACGTCACCCTGCTTTTGGCTAAAAAGCCCCTCAGCCATATCACGCTTGCCGTGTTTGTATGCCAAGTCTGCCCGGTACTGTTCCCCTGTGCCTTTCGCTCCGCCAGAATAATGCCCTCTGCCGTACATTTGCGGACCTTCGCCCGTACCTATTTTATCCAGCCGTGGACGGCCATGTGGGTATCCGGGCTCCGGTGCCCATCTATGCGGCGTACCATGCCATGCAATCGTGCCGGGTAGGAACATCATCGGTAGTGCCGCAGCGGTGTATGCGCTACCTACCCCAAAATCCTGTAATCTTTTTGATAGCGGCTGCTCTGAATCTAACAGGCCCCGCCAAGCGTTATTCCAACTTGTCAGGCCAGCAGCCAAATCAGCTTGCGGCCCAAACGTTTGCGCCCCTAGCAGCGCGGTCTGCTCTGGGCTTCGGAACGCCCTGGGCCAGCTTGGAATAAAGCCACGCAATTCGGGCGGTATAAAACGCTCTAGAGACTCATACGTCGTGGCTGGACGCTGAGGCACCTCCCGCTCTACGACAAAACCCAAATCTTGCCGTGGGGATCCCGGTATCTGGTTCATCAGCACTGCAGGCGGATAATTCGGTTGTGGCTGGTTGCCAAACAGGCCGCCTATATCGGAAACACTTGGCGCACCCAACAAGCCACCCCAGTTTGCTGCTCCAGACAGAAGATTGTTCGCCATGTCTACGCTTCCGTTCCCTGGCAGCAGTCACCGTCTGCAATACACTTACAGTCGACGCATTGAAAATGTCCGTGCACCCACACCTTCGGCTTTTTGCAACCGCATTTTGGGCAGGCGGTATTATGGAAGTCTACCTCAGACCCGTCTTTGCCTTGCATCAGTGCACCCAGCCGCCGGGTTCCAGTTCCATATTCAGGTCATCACAAAAAGGCGTCATCATTTCACACAACCAGTTATTGGCCTCAAACGATGAAGTGAAACCGTCAACCACCAGCAGCAGCTGGTAACCATTGTCGGTCTGCCTGCAGAATGCTGCGTAGCTACCTTCCGGTGGTGGCTGGCTCATCTCTTTGATCCCGGTCGTTTCTTGCGGCGTTTGCGTGCCTTGCGTTTCTTTTTCTTGTCCGCCTTGTACTGCGCCATCCCTTCGGCAGTGTAGGCGTAATGTTTGCCGTTCAGCTTTGGCATGGCTAAAAGTAGCCCAGCCCGCCGCCACTATAGCCAGCGCCGCCGCCGAAGGCGGATGGTCCGCCAGCATAGAAGGATGGTGTAAATGGGTGATAAGCACTGTTGTAATTAAGGAAGTTCCCGCCAAACGGATTTAGAAAATTACCCGTCTGAGGGAACATCGCGTTCTCACCCCATAACAGCGGCTGACCTGTATAGCCACCGCCACCCATCATGCTCTCGACACCGACACCGACACCGACACCGCCACCTCCGCCACCGCCCATAGCTTGAGCTGGCGTCAGCACCGCGAATTGTGTTGCCGGTTGAAGTTCAATATCGCTTAACAAGCCATAGTTGGCGAGTGCCTGCTCGACCGGGCTAACAGCAGCGCCGCTCGAATACCTTAGTTCTGCTGGGTGCATGGCAGCGCCCGTAGCTTGCCTAAAAGGCAGTGACCCATAACCGGGTAGTGGCGCAGAACCCTGCAGCAATCCCATTTGCCACGGTAGATAAGCCATTCTCTATCCTTTCAAACGATATAACTGGTGTCAGGCGCAATAGGCTGCTTCCAGCCGTACTTGTTGCCGTGCACACCGATAATTGCAGTGCTGGCAAAGGTCAGACAAAAGGCGTCCGCGATATCCGGCGATACAATGCCGCGCTTGCGCATCTCGTCCTTGCTTTCGATGCGGATCTTGCCGGTCGAAGTAAAACTGAACCGTGGCGCGGACAGTTCCGCAACCATCGATTCATCGTCCGGTATTACGCACTCCCGGCTCTCAAACCATTCGCGAGCGCGACCCCATAACTCATCCCTGAGCCGTAAATATTTTAGATTCATACTGGAACTCTCCGCGACGTTTACACCGCGTGCGGGCAGATCCAGCTCAATCAGTCGGTCAACGACGCCAGCTCCAATGCCAATCGAGTCAACGCATATCTCCGTAGGGCGGTCGATAATGGGCGTCGATTCAAATTCATTCAGAATAATGCCCGACAGCTCCATCGTGCTCTTATCCCGCCAGGTCTTGCCCTTCTCGACCAGGGTTGCACCCCTGCGCTTAATCAGCGCCGACCTGTCAGAGCCGTAGCGTGCGCAGTCAACCCCCCACACCACCGCTGCAGAGGGCGACTCCTTAATATCCCGCGTGATAGCCGCTTCGATCAAATGTAAAGGTATGAGTGTATCTTCGTCAGCTTGCGGGAACTCGCCCAAAACACGGACCCGGTAGGCGTTCGATTCCGGGCCGTACCTGCTCGCCATGTCGGTCAAGAAGTCCGGCGTAACCAGCGGATTGTCGACGCAGCTCACCTTGCGGGTCCACCAGTCCGGCTGTAACTCGTGATGGGTGCGGTAAAAGAACCCAGAGCCGCGTACCGGGTTGCCCAGCAACAGTGTGGTTGCGCTGTAACCGGACATCGATCCGGCGGCGGATTCAAATACCTCCTCCGGCACACCGCTGGCCTCGTCCACGATAATCAAAACATGCTCGCTATGCACGCCCGCCAGCGCTTCGGGCTTTTCCTTGGAGCTGGTACGGGCCGACACAAACGCTTCTGTCGGGCTCGCCTTCAACACCACCCGGTCGGTCGTCACTTCGAGCAAACCACTCAATGCGGATGGCATCTCCTTGAGCCTGCGTTTGGCTTCCGCCAGCAGCGCGTCATACAACTGCGAAGCCGTGGGAGCCGTAACCACCACCTTGACCGGGTAGCGCGTGAGCACGTACCAGAGCAGCAGCACCGCTGCGCAACTAGACTTGCCTACGCCATGCCCGGAGCGGATCGACAGACGCCGTTCGCCATCCGCTATGGCCTGCATCACGTCGGCCTGCCAGGGCAAAGGCTTCATGCCTACAACCCGCTCCGAAAAGCCAGCTGGGTCATCGTGGTAGCGGGCTAGAAAGTCGCCCCAGGCAGATTTTTTCGGTATTTTTTTTGCCATAAGACCTGCAGGTTGCGAAAATCGAGTGCGTGGGGGGTACATGTACACACCGCCCCCGCCCGTCAGTTGAAGGGGGGGCTACAGCGGGCTGCGGCAGGAGCAGGCACTTAAACCCACCAGACCGGGCTATCTCCGGCCCCAGGCCAGACTCGATGTGACTGATCCGTGACTTCCAGAGCCTAAGCTATTGAAAACAAAGGGCTCCCTTCAGGGTAAAACCCTGAAGGCGGCTGGTTCTGGTATAAATGTAGAACTCGAAATCCTCGCGTGCGCGTAGGGCTGGCGACCGCGTGTGTGGCGCAGTCTCTCGCTTCCTCTCCCCCGCTCTCCCTAGCTCTCCTTCACCGCACGCAACGGCACAACCTTGCCACCCGCGCCACTCTCCGCCAGCTCCTTCACTGCCTTCAGGTGCTGCTCGCTGGTATCTGTCACCGCTATATTCTGCTCGATCCGGTCGCCATAGACCTTCGGAGCCATTCTTGCAGCCGACCACTTCAGCAAATCTCCTGCCACCCGTGCGACATTCGGGTCCAGTTTGCCGTCAATTGCCTGCTGCGCCAGGTCCGCCACACGCTCCCCGAAGTAGTTCCCGCGATTGATACGCGCCTGGTCATACATGGCGCTGAAGCTTTCATCGGCGCTGATCCATCGCAGCACCGTCAGATTGTCCGGCAGGTCGGCTCGCTGACAGGCAGCCTTCAGACTCTTGCCAGCTGAAATCTGCGCACAGATGCGCGTCATCACTTCCGGGCTTTTCTTTACATTCGGCTTGCGCTTTTTCATATCAGCTCTTCAAAGAAAGAGCCGCAGTTCACGCTGAACCACGGCTCGCAGGGAATTTCCCGTACCAAATCTAGTGCAGGAAAGGGAGGTCAACCCACACTATCTAGGAACACTGCCAAAACCGGAGCCTTGCGGCAACACGTCTTTTTCCAGCGCCAGAAGCGCAGCGTACCCACGCCAACCCGAAACCTAGTCCTACCCTTGCCTGCAGGAGAAACAGAAGGCTCCACACCTATGGCATTTGCCGTAGGACGGTACGACCTAATAGGACCGTCGGTACGACGTTACTCGTGCAGCAGCTCCACCACCTGGCCCAGCAGCGACGCAGCACCCTCCGCCCTGCCGCTACACAGCGAGTGCAGCAGCTGCGCGTGCGGCAACCCATACTGCAGCGCCAGGCTTAGCAGCACCGCGGCATCGTCGAGCAAGCTCTGCATCTCGGAGCCTGCCTTCGGCCCGGCAATAAATACTTCGCAAATCTTTAGACTCTCCAAGTCGTACCCCAACGTAACGTGGTACTTGCCGGTTTCCGTGACCAGCCGATGCGTCACTGCAGGACGCCGGTTGGCGGGCTTCTTTCTCAACCGTTCCACAACCGTACCGCTTCCAGCAATGCCTTCAGATAAAGTCGCTTAACCTTCCGCCGGTCGCAGTGAAACATCCGGCCTAGCTTTGCCCATCGAGGACGAGATCGAAACGCAGCGCTGTGCGCAGTGGCCCAGACCAGCCTGCGCTGAGACTCCTCCAGTCGCGCAACCAGGCCAACCAGCTCGTCGTACCGGCTAAGCTGCTCGGCTGTCGCCAGGGCAAGCGAGGTGCGTGTTGCTGGATCTGGATAGCTGAGCCATTCAGGCAAGGTGTCGGGCCAGTAGGTCAGCGTAGCCCGGCGAATGCCTTTCAGGCTGCGCCGCTCTGTTTCGCAAGCTTCAACGAGTAAATCGTGCAGCACGGCGAGTGACACTATCCCGGGCTTCGGCATCTAGGCTTTCAAAATTGCGCCAAAGCGCGGCTCTGTGGTGAGGGTTTTGCTTGGCAATAAAACGCTGCACAGGATCGCGGCGTGCTTTTTTGCCTGCAACAACTGCCTGGTAAGGCGCGCTGAAGTTGCGCCGGTCTGTTGCTTTTGCGGAAATATGCCTAGCTGAATCTAGCTTAGCTATATCAAGCTTAGCTGAATCTAGCTTAGCTGAATCTAGCTTAGCTGAATCTAGCTTAGCTGAATCTAGCTTAGCTGAATCTAGCTTAGCTATATCAAGCTTAGCTGAATCTAGCTTAGCTATATCAAGCTTAGCTGAAT